TCTCAGACAATGAATTAGAATTTCTTATCAACAAGATTAAGGTCTCAAACATGATGTATGTTAGGCTAAAAACTAGTTCGACAACTTATTACTATCAGTTCTCAATGAGGGGCTCTAGTTATTGTATTGAAAAGCTTTTAGGAAAAAAGGAAAATAATTTATATGGCAATAAAATTTAATGAAAAATTTAGTATCCCCGAAGGTGAGGAGCTGATAATACCAGATGAAACCCTAGATAAGTTAGAGGCAAAACTTAAGGAAAACACAAAGTATACTTTGTACCTACTCGATAGCGAGAAAAATAGGACGTTGAGTGCAAATAGATATTACTTTGGTGTTGTTCTGAAGACAATTGCTCAACATATGGGTGAGAAAAATTTGGATATAGTCATTGAGGATTTACATGAGGTTCTTAAGGGCAGATTTAATAGCAAGACAGTTGTTGTTGAAGGTGAGGCTTATGAGATAGGTGAGACCACTAAAAAGATGTCACAAAATAGGTTTATTGAGTATATTGAGGAAATTAGAGAATGGTCTCTTGATTCACTTAATTGCTACATACCATTACCACAAGAAGTGGTTAAGGCAGAATTTAGTGACTTATATATTGAGTCATATCATGATTTTAAAAGTAAATAATTATTATGGGATTACAAATTAATTCAAAAAGAAACCAGAAATCGAAGACGGTTTCAAAGTCAATTACAGAGGCTTACAACAAGTCTTCAGTTGCTAAGAGCGAAGAAATTGTTAAGAATGAGGATGGCAACAGCACAAGCCAAGTCGATGAGCAAGAAAATGTTCAAGTCGAAGAGAAGGGGATTGTTCAAGAACTTGTTGAGGAATTCGATACGCCAAGTGTTGAATTTGGTGAAAGTAAAGAGGTTGTTGAAGTAGACTTCTCAGGAATGACAAAGGATGAGCTTGAGGAGTTCGCTAGAGAAACATTGGACTTAGAGTTAGATAAGAGAAAGAAAAAATCTGACTTAATCGACGAAATTAAAGAGGCATTAAATAAGTAAAATTAGGAAACAATAGGAATTATGGCAAACAAATTTGACAGGTCACAACTAAAGGGTACATCTTTAAAAGCAATTAAAGAGCAGAACGCTGAAATCGCATATACTAGTGATAGAAAGAAGAGGGATTATTTATCAATTGAGGAGGGTACTAATAAGTTTAGAATCCTACCAGCACACCCTGAGTCTGACCCTAAAAACAGATATGCTCAACAAAAGTATGCTTGTTGGCTACCATTCTTTAAAAAGGATGAGGACGGTAATTTAACTGATAAGGTTGGTAATCGCCCATTCTTAAATGCTAGAGTTCATGGTGGTCAGGAAAAGGATGTTATTGAGGAATTCATTAAGGCTGCAACAAAGGTTATTCAGTCTGATGATTCTCTTACAACAAAAGAGAAGGGTGATAAAATCAAGTCACTATCAGACTTTAAAACTGGAATCAAGCATCAATCAAAATATATTTGTTATGCAACTAGAATTGGTGGAGAAGAAGGTGAGAATCGAGGTATTTTAGAATTATCAAATGGTATCAAAAAGAAATTGGATGAGATTTCTTTAGCTGAGTATGAGGAAGACCCTGAGGGTGACGACATTATCTCAGACCCAGAGTCAGGGGTTGTTATCACAATCAAATACGATAAGTCTAAGCCAAATACTGAAAAGTATTCAGTTCAGCAAGGTCGTAAGGCTTCACCTATTTCTGATGAGGATTTAGAGTGGTGGTTCGAGGAGGATTCATTGGTTGAAATCTTGCATAACTCAGTAAAGTATGACCAAGGAACTCTTTCTAGAGCATTAGAGGGTCTTAAGATTTATGACGAGGATTATGACTTAGGAGTTTATGATTCTGAGGAATTTAAGTCAGTTGCAAACGAATTGAAGTCTATTCTACCTGAGTCTGAGAATGGTGGAGGTTCTTCTGAAGCAGACACATCGGCACCAACATCATCATCTAAGAAAAAGACTTTAGGTGAAATGACTAAGGCTGAGTTAAAGGAATGGATTTTAGCTGAGGACTTAGATGTTCGTGTTGTTAGAAAGGATACTGAGGAGGATATTTTGGAAATGATTGAGGTTGAAACTGGATTAACTTCAGAAGACTATCCAAGTTCTTTCGATGGTGAAGCACCTACTAAATCAGACGATAAGCCTTTCGAGGATGATGAGGAAGAGAATGAGTCAGAAGAGGAGAAGGTTGAGGAAGAAGAGGAAGAGACTACAACTAGAAGAACAAGACGTACAAGACGCACAAGGGGCGAGTAAAATAATGGGGGCGAGTTAGCCCCCATATTTATATAAAACTATTTAATATGAAAAAACCAATAGCTTTATTTTTGACTGATACACACGCAACCCCAAATAATATAGAGTTGCAAGAGGATATTTGGTATCAAGCAATACATATATCTAAGACAAAAGGGATTGACACTATATATCATGGTGGAGATTGGGTTACAGCAAGAAAGGCTCAAACCTTAGAGGTATTGAAGCATTTAGATTGGATTAAGGAGCTTGTTTGTGATTGTAATGATATGGGGTTAATTGGGATATCTGGGAATCACGACAAGACTTTCCAAGAATCACAATATGCGTATCCAAACATACTCTCAGATGAAAATTTTTTCATAGCTGATGAGCATTATGTTAGGGAATATGACAATATTAATATTCATTTCATGCCATACTTCACTGAGACAGGGAGCTATAAGGATAGGATTGATGACATTAGGGTTGATGGCGATAAGAAAAGTATTTTAATTACGCACATTTCAGTAAATGGGGGTCTTGCCCATGAAAACGCTACCGCAAATAAGGAGGTTCCAGCAGACTTATTTGATTCATTTGATAAGGTTTTGATTGGTCACTTTCATAATAGAAATAAGGTTGATTATAAAAAAACCGATATATGGTATACAGGAAGTGCATTTGCATCAAATTACGGGGAAGACAATGAGAAGGGATTTACAATTATTTATGATGATGGTTCTATTGAATTTATCAATTCAGAATTTCCGAAATATGAGACCATATCAATTGAAGCTGATAAGGTTGACGGAAATTGGTTGTCAGAGACCAAGAGGCATATTAAGGAAACGGAAAATAATGTTAGACTAATTATATCTGGTGACGAATCTGAATTAAAGTCAATACAAAAGAAGAAATTTTCAGACATAGGAATCAAGAAACTTCAATTGAACTCTGAGAGTGTTGCAATCAGAAACAAGGATAACGAAGTGGTATTTGTTAATCTAGATAAGGATACAGTTAAAAAGGAGTATAAAAGATTTTGTGTCAACCAAGAGATAGATAGTGAATTAGGCTTGGAATATTTAAACTTATAGGATGTGGTATTTAAAAGAACTTGAGATAGATGGATTAATGTCTTTCGGTGAAGCAAAGATTGAGTTTAATCAAAGTGAAGTAACCATTATCTATGGTAAGAACCTAGATACTGGAGACGACAAATCGAATGCATCAGGGAAGTCTACGATATTAGAGGGTGTTGGATTTGGGATAACAGGTTCACCACTCAGAAAAATTAAGATAGGTGAACTGGTTAATGATGAGAAAAAAGAGGCGTTTGTAAAGGTAACATTACTTAATGATGGTCTTAATGAGTGCATGGAGATACACAGGACTGCATTTAGAAGAAAGTCATCAGTATGTCAAGTGTTTGTTGGTGAGATAGGTGGGAAATTATCTCAAGTTGAAAAACTAACCTCCACAGACCATGCAAATAAGTTTATTTCTGAGAAAATAGGTATTGTTAAAGAGGACTTGCTTAATTTCTTCATTTTAATGGCTTCTCAATTTACACCATTTCTAGATGCTTCTGATACGAAAAAGAAGGAGGTCATTAATAGATTCTCAAATGGCGTAATTGTTGATAACGCAATTGAAACATTGGAGACTGACATGGGGCTATGTTCTGAAGAGCTTTCGGAAATATCTTCTCAGTTGTCTAGCATGGAATCAACATTTGAGGCATTAAATTCTACATTGAATGAAACAATTAGGCTAAGAGACGACAATGATTCAGACAACGAAATTGAGTCAATCGAAAGAATGATAGAAACAAGGTCTGGATTATTGGCAATTAAAAGAGAAGATTTGTCTGAACTTAAGTTGGATTTAATTGATGTTAATGAGGAAATATCTGAGGCACCAAATTCAAAAGAATTAGAGAAGCAGTTAGAGCCACTTTTAATTGATAAAGAAAATTCTCAATCAAAAATAAGTGACCTTAAATCAAAAATATCTTTATTAAAACATGAAATCAAGGAAATTAAGGTTAAGATAAATGGCTCAATATCTTGTCCTAAATGTAGTCACGACTTCGACCCAACATCCCCAGATTTTGATTTAGATAAAGCCAAAAATGATTTGTTAGAAAAAACTGTTGAGCATGACAAGATTCTTGCAAAAGGTATTTTAGAAAAGAAGAATCTTGAGTCAGTTAACGAAAACATAATCTCAATCAACAATAGGATGATTAAGATAAATTCAAGGTTAATAAAACTTAATTCTGAAAAGAATGATATAGAGAATGATATATCTAAGATAATAATAGATATAAAGTCTGATGAAGCAAAGATTGAGGCTTATCACCTTAAAATAGACGCTCTAAGCTCTAAAGAAGAGGTTGATACTGTTACACCATTAATTAACAAATTAAATTCAATAGGGGATAAAATAAAGCCCTTAAAAGTTAAAAATGATGAGGTTGAATCGGAGCTTAATGACTACAAAATTCAATTGGATGTTTTCAAGAGATTCAAGTCTCACTTAGCTAATTTAAGTCTAAAATCAATGGAGGGGTTAGCAAATGATTTCTTGGAAGACTTTGGTTCCGACATATTTCTTCAGCTAAATGCCGAAAAGAAGTTGGCTAACGGTAAGAGCAAGGAAAAGATTGACGCAACACTTGTTAGGCATGGAGTTGATATTGGCTCATTTAATAAGCGTTCTGGTGGAGAAAGGGCTGCAATAAACTTAGCATTTGCTAAAACATTGAGTCATTTAATTAACTTGAATGCTGGTGAGAATAAGGGGTTAAACTTGTTGGTTGTTGATGAGATACTAGATGCCACTGATGCTGAGGGATTAATTAGAATAATTAAATCTTTTGAGAAAAGTGGCGATACAGTTATATTGATTTCACACACACCGTTACCAGACTCAGTTGGTACACATATTACAGTATGTAAGGAAAACGATTTAAGTAGAATATTATGATGCAGTTAAAGGACTTTAATCATGACCCTAGGGAGAATTTTAAGAGTGATGACGAGTGGTATTTCAGTTGGTGGCTAGATGACTTGGTTGATAGTGGATATGTTGATGATTGGAAGTATGAGTCTGAAACATTTGATTTATCTGAACCATTCAAGTTGACATATAAAAACAAGTTGCAGAGTGGTAGAACTTCAGATAAACCCTATTCTGTATTGCAAAAATGCACATATCAGCCAGACTTCAAGATTTACTGGAATAAGAAGGCTAAGGGTATTTGGTATCAAAACATGGAAGAGGAAATACTTCAGAAGCCATCTGAATCACCATACTTCTTGGCTCAGGAAAATATAACTAGAATAGAAATAAAGCCTAATCATGATTTTCAAAACAAAACAGCACAAGCTACTATCAAAATTAAGTGGCTCATGCAATTGGGTACTTGGTGTCAATTGGTTATACCAACACCAAAGGTTTCAAAAGGTAAAGTTTCTCCGAAAAGCGCTTTATTTGTTAGTACGTTTGTTCCTGAGCGCTACTTATATACTGACAAGTCTGGTGGCTTAAGGAAAATAAATTATAAATTTCAAACACTAAAGGAATGGGAAGACATAAGACAACGCCACACACAGATGAAGAAAGGGCTGAACTATATGAAAAATATATAAGACCAAACCATAAATTAGTTCGTAAAAATGTTGCTAGGTTTACATCAAAAAAAAGTGAGATAAAAGATAATTTTCAAGATATGTGTCTTATACTCTTAAGGGGTATAGACACGTATTCTCCAACTATGGATATAGGTAATTGGATAATATCTTGCTGTAGGAGGGAGATTGGTAGATTGGATGCTAAGAAACCCACATATGTTGATGCTAGAAAAGGAAGTGAATTTGAGTACTCAACACCTCACCATGGATACAAGGCAAAGCATAGGAGGAAAAAGGATAAGGACTTTGTTAATGTATATGATGACTCTGTATTTAAGCAAGACCCAAATGAAATGTTTTTTGGTGGAGTAAGTGATTCAGTAATAAGAGTGCTACAAAGGGTGTCACCTAACCTAGATTTTCAGAGTGGAACGTTTGCGGATATTGAGTATGCCATATTAAATGGTGATGACAGGGATTTAATAGCACATTTCAGAAAATTCTTTTATTGTGAAAAAATAAGGGATATAGCGTACTCAATGGGTATGACTGAGAGTGAGGTCAAGAGTTGTTTAAATAGAATTAGTTCAAGGATAGATAAGGCTAAAGATGAGTGTAGAAAAGTTTAATGCAAAATTTTTATTGTCATTATTCTCTTCATGTTTAACTAGTAAGAGCATGGCTCTAACTGTTTCACAGTATGTTGAGGATGATTATTTACCAAATAAAGAATACCAAAAGGTTTTCCATGAAATAAAGAAGAGCCTGAAGATTCATAACAAACCCCCATCATTAAATCTACTATTTCAGAAATTTGATGATGATGACGATGTATATTATTTACTAGAAGACATTGAGGATGCAGACACATCTATGTCAAAAGATGAGATTATAGAGGAACTACAGTCCTTTTTAGAGAACGTAAAGTTTATAAAATCATATACTGACATAGGTAAGCTTTTTAATAAGGGGAAAAAGTCTGAGGCTGTTAAAAAACTTAAAGGAGTATCAGAGGAGCTTAGTGGGTTTAGTATAAAGCAAGAGGTGTTTGACCCAGTAATATCAAATTTTGCCAAAAGAAATATTGAAGCCATGTCCGAGAGGGCGCTAGATAATTCAGAGTTTGATAAGAAAGTTAGGTTTGGGATTGAGGAGCTTGATGACTTAACTAAGGGGATTGCTACTCAGCAAGTTATTTGTTTAATGGCTGCATCAGGTGGTGGTAAAACAAAGGCTATGAGATACATAGCTTCAGTTAACGCTAGGTTAGGATTGAATGTTCTTCACATTCAGCTTGAGGGTTCACACAAGGAAGCTGTTGCTGGGTACGGAGCCACATTATCTGGGGTTCACTCCTCAACAATTCAATCTGGAAATATTGATGCGGAAAGATTGTCTTCCTTAGAGTTTGCTTTCTCAAAAATAGAGGGTGAGATATTTGTAAAAACATTTGAGCAGTTTGCTAAGTCACCAACAACTGCTGATGTGCATAAGATGATTTCAGATGTTCAGAAAGCCCATAAGGTTAAGATTGATTTAGTCGTTATTGACTACATGGAACTATTAAATACTGCTGATAATAGGAGTTGGAGTCCCAATGATGAGAGACATAGGAGAACTCAAATTGCTGATGAAATGAAGGATATTGCTGTTGAGTATGATAATGTTGTTCTCACAGCAACTCAAGCAAATGATATACCAATTAATGACTTAAACAATGAGAACTTTCATTTAACTAGACACAATGTTTCAGAGGCAAAGGGGATTATTAAGCCATTAACAATGTTTCTAACAATTAATAGGACTTTTGATGAGATACATGAGGGTAGAGCTAGAATATGGTTGGATAAATCTAGATTTACTGCTGCATCAAAAATGTTTACTATTGCAACAGATTATGGTAGAGACAGATTCTATGACAGAAAAAGGACTGCTGAACTAAGAAATATAACTAGTGAAAAATAATTTCCTAAAACATTGTCGCATTTGATATATTCAGTATATTTTAATTGATTATGAATGAACGGTTTGGCTATGCTGACGTTGCGTCTTTGTTTAATAATTAAACTTAATAGAAATGGAAAAAGATAGAGGAATAAAGATAACCAATGTAGATAGTGATAAGCAATGCAGTATAGGTGTTGTTAACAAATCGTTTTCTTGTGCAAAAGAGAA